CCCTCCTATCCGTAAAACGAGTCCTCAAACTTAGTATAACCATCTAGCGTTCTAATATGGGCAATCGGATCATACACATTCTTCCTTTTAATCTCGGCCAATGTTGGAAACCCATTAAGTAGCTCATTAACGGTAATGCCTTTCCTCCTGAGATCTCTAAAATTATCTTCTGTCCAGTTAGACAATACCTTAAACGGGATAACTCCCTCTTGAAGGCCGCACTCCTTAAGGGCAGCAAAGTGCAAAGCTTTAAGTTGATGATATGCATGTATGTTCGAGCCATAAGTTCCATATGCATGTCCTATAGTAGACAGTACTATATCGAGAGGCTCACGTCTCTTACCCTCCTTACCATAAACTGCTCGAAGAAGGTACTCCCAAGTCTCTCTATAAGGAAGATAAGTCGGCTGCTTACCTCCAGATGCGAAACCCTCAGCGTCAGGGTTGCGGACAAAGTAATGTCTCAAAAAAACCAGTCCTCGACGAGTTATATAACCATTTCGCTCCGACGACACAAAGGGTATGCCGTCGTACACATCTCGAAGAACTACATTATGGAATTCTAATAGATACTCTCGAAACTTCTTAGCTGAAAGGGCTGAAGACACCACAGGATCCATAGTTTTGTTATAAGCATGATCATCTCCATAGACCATAATAGTTGCAACTCGGTCAATAATTGCTTCCTCAACTTTAATGGCTGCTTCAGGGTCTTGTCTCTCCAACACTTTAACTACCCTTGAAGCAAACATATAAAAGTACATGCCCATCAACCAAGAATCCATATGGCTGGTATCCAAACACCCGCTGGGAACAGTGCCTACCTGGGCAACCCAAACCTCACCCACCAATTTCATAAGTTTCACCAAAATGTATTTCATAAGATATTGTGTAAGCCTAACTCTAATAGGATAATCAGGATGAGATCCGTCATCATATATAAGGGTTGACGCAAAATACTGTTCCATAAGGGACACATGCTGTGCAACATCAAATCCTGACACGTCTCCTTCGCACATGCACGGATCATCACCGTTAACCACCTTAAGAATCTTAGCCATATAGTCTGCACCTCCTCTCGACCATGTCTGTCCGATCGCAATAACTGGACCTCTCTCAATATGCATTCGAAACTTCTGTACTAATCTCTCAAATAAGATCATATGCGATGAAGGAATAACGAAAACCCTAAGTTTATTAAGTTTAGCTTCCCATTCCTCTGCTGTCAAATGGTCAGGGTGGAGAATAAAAGAGTTTTCGTCTTTGGGAGATATATTCCAATAGGTGGTTGGCTCATTTGCAGGATCCTCTATAAAGTCTATCATAGTATTAAGATCATTATCATAATTTTCAAATTTCTTACCATTTGTACTGACTTTAATCGGAATGTTCGTATCCATCTGAGGAGTAGAAACTTTCGCTGTGTTCTTCCCTGCGGATGCACCTAAATACATGCCTGTAACATCCTCAAAACTAACAGGAACTTGTTGGGTACCTATTTTCGAACGGGTTTCCATTGCGTTATAAAAATAATCCATAGCACGCGGAATATCTTTGAAAGCCTCACGCAATTTATGTGATACATTCTTAGTGTTGGATTGTTGCTTAAGACACGCTGTAGGATATTTATCCGGGTACATACCCATCATAGAGTTAATAACTCGCCTTCTCACATCTGTTTTTTTTTGTATAGCCAATTCACGAAGAGATAAAGCGCGCATAGCAAGAACTTGCAGTGTAGGAACAGCAGGGACTCGCTGCGGACGCACTCCTGGTTCATAAGTCCAACCATCCGGCACTCCAGTCGGCGCTTTGACACAACGCTGGTAGAGCCACCATATACGATCATGCCAATTCTGTCCCATCAAATGCTCAAAGTATTTATAATCACTAATATCTATGACTCTCTCGATTAAACTTGTGAGCGGGACCATCTCAGGCTGTTTGCGAAGTTCCGTGACAGCTATTGGAGGGTCTATCAACTGCATATTAGAAACCTTTGTTATTCTTGCTTCAATAAATGCAGAAACAGAATCTTTAGCCTTGGCAACTATTTTACCATCTATCAATGAAAACCTTTCCTTCATCAAAGTAAACATCTTTCCCATGTCCTCATTCAAGTACTCAGCTGTAACATAATACTTGAACCCCGGAAAGTAGGCATCGGCCCCCGTTATTACAAAATGACATTGACATCCCTGATGTTCACAAGTAGGGGAACACTTATTATCTATATGAAGATAAGTTGTATCCGGTACGTTGGTACTTTTATCAAACATTTTATTTTGAAGAAATTTGGGTAATTCGTTACCCTTATGGTCCATTAACCGTATGTAGTGCTGCACGAGATGATAAGGACCGTAACCTTTAAATGCACGTATTTTGTAAAGAATAGCTGAGCGTCTGTACCAACTTCCAGTGGCACAGTTTA